CAGCACCTACAATTAGTGCTGGATTAACTTATGATCAACCTTCAAGATCTGGATATAGAGTATACAGATTTACTGGTGGAACGGGAACGGTGACTTTTTAATGGCACATTATGCATTTTTAGATGAAAATAATACAGTAACTGAAGTTATTGTTGGAATTGATGAGGATCAATTAATTGACGGATTATCTCCTGAAGAATGGTATGGCAATTTCCGTGGACAAAGATGTTTACGTACATCTTATAATGGAAACATTCGCAAAAATCATGCTGGAATTGGATATACATATGATGAATCTCGTGATGCTTTTATTCCACCAAAAATGCTTGAATCATGGGTTTTAAATGAAGAGACATGTAACTGGGATTTACCAATACCTTATCCATCAGACGGATACTTGTATTTGTGGAATGAAGACACAACATCCTGGAATAAAGTAGAATAAGCATTTACAATAACTGCTTTAAATAGTAGAATAGGTACTATGAATCTAGTACAAAAATCAATATCTAATGGGGGAAAATTAGTTCCTCTTATTATTCCCGCCGAAGAAACGGGCGGGACAGGATTAATGAACCCCTCTATCTTTATAGATGATGATGGAGATATCCTATGTATATTGCGTCACATAAACTATACTTTATATCACTCTGAAAATGATCAAAGATTTCCTAGCGTATGGGGACCATTAGCATATTTACATCCAGAAGAAGATCAAAGACTAATAACTGATAACTACCTTTGCCGACTTGATAAAGATTTAAATATAATTAACTGGACATTGATTGATACTAATAAATTAGATGTTACACCAATATGGACATTTGTTGGATTAGAAGATGCCAGACTTGTTAAATGGGATGGCAAATATTATGCAACAGGAGTTCGCAGAGATACAACAACCAACGGAGTTGGTCGTATGGAATTATCAGAATTAAAGATTGATAAAAAATCCTGGACTGTTAAAGAAATATCACGAATTAGAATTCCAGCCCCCATAGATGAAAATTCATACTGTGAAAAGAATTGGATGCCTATCCTTGATAAGCCATTTCATTATATTAAATGGACTTCTCCAACTGAGCTTGTAAAAACTTTTCCTAAACTGCCTGCTCGTTGTGAGCAAATAAGTCTTAAACAGGGCGTAGAGCCTGATACAGAACAGCGTGGCGGATCACAGATAATTAAATGGGGTAATCATTATATTGCTATCTCTCATGAAGTTGTTTTGTTTAAAAACTATATGGAGCAAAAGAATGGAACCTACCGACATCGCCTATGCGTATGGGATGAAGATTTTGTTTTAGTAGGAGTATCTCCTCAAAATTGGGCTTTTCTAGATGGACAAATTGAATTTTGTGCAGGTGCTGCAGAACATGAAGGAGACCTGCTAGTTAGCTTTGGATTCCAAGATAATGCAGCTTTTGTTTTACAGGTTCCTGGCGAAGTTATTAATACAATGATTGAAGAGGCATTAAATGTTTAAGTCAATAAATGATTTAGTTGTTGATCTTTCCAAAGACCCATTTAATCCTATTCTAAGTTTTAAGATTGCAATGGAATACGAAAAGGCTGGACAAACAGCATCTGCCGTTTCTTTTTATCTCCGTACAGCAGAATACGGATATAATTCTCATCCAGAGTATGTATACACATCCCTTTTAAAATCTGCACAATGTTTTGAAAATCAAAAAAATCGTGAGAGCACCGTCCACAACTTATTCTTAAAAGCTGTTGCATATATTCCAACAAGACCAGAAGCATGGTTTCTTTTAGCAAGATTTTGCGAAAGAGCACAGCGTTGGCAAGAAGCGTATACATTTTCCGAAACAGGATTAATGTACACAAAAAATAAAGTAACCCCCTTGCCTGCTTGGGTAGATTATCCAGGAGAGTACTCTTTAATATTTGAAAAAGCTGTTACTGGTTGGTGGGTAGGCAGAAAAGATGAATCTTATGACTTGTTCCAAGAAATTATTAAACAGGATATAGCACATGGATACAGAACAGCAATTATTGCCAACCTTAAATTATTTCAAAAAAGAGAATACATTGATCCATTAGAGCCAGTAGTAACTAATTTCCGTAAACACTTTGATAGCGATGCCCCTGTAATTATAGACGTTGGTACAAGAGATGGCGATGATGCTTACTATTTATATAAAAAATTAAATAGCTCTCGGGTAGTTGCTGTAGATGCTAACGTAAATGCTATTAGCCAAACACGATCTAACTACCCATGGATGGATATTGTTTATACAGCCATTACAGAAAAAGATGGTGAAATTGATTTCCATATTGTTAATGGTGACGATAAAGAATCTTCTGGTACATCTTCAGTATTTAATAAAGATAAATCTATAAGCCCGCCCCCAGAGTATTATGCAGATAAGATACAGAAGATAACAGTTCCTTCTACTCGCATGGATACTCTTCTATCAAATTTAGGCATAGATGATAAGATAGATGTTGTTAAGGTTGATACAGAGGGATATAGCTGGCAAGTCCTACAAGGATTTGGAGATAGACTAAAAGATGTTCGTTTATTTCATTTAGAGACTGAAAAAACCTCTATGCATGATGATCATATAACTACTGATAAAATTATAGAATTTATGATTGATAACGGATTTGCCCTTATAGATGTCTCATATGAATGGGGCTGGAATATTGAAGACCAGATTTGGGTAAATAAGGCTTTAGTTATTAGGCACCCAGAGTGTTTTAGTTCTAAATGATTGTTATAATATTTAAGGTGGTATAATTTTAAAATGGGCTCAACATCAAAGGGTTTTAGTTTCCCCGCTTATTCAGATCCGCCAGATATTCCTGCGGACATTCAATTGCTTGCACAAAACGTAGATACATATTTAACAGCAAATCCTGGACCACAGGGCACAACTGGAACACAGGGCACACAAGGTGTACAGGGAACCACTGGAACACAAGGCGCAACTGGAACTCAAGGTAGTACTGGTTCTCAAGGTAATACTGGCTCTCAAGGCAGCACAGGTGCACAAGGTGCAACTGGCACACAAGGTGCAACTGGCACACAAGGTGGTACTGGTACACAAGGAGTTGCTGGAACTGGTGTTGATATTTTAGGAACGTATGCAACATTAGGAGCTTTACAGTCTGCACATCCAACAGGAACAGTCGGAGATGCTTATATAATTTCTGGAGATTTATATGTTTGGACAGGTTCTGCTTGGACTAATGTTGGACCAATTCAAGGAGCACAGGGCGCAACTGGTTCACAGGGCGCAACTGGTGCACAAGGCACAACTGGCGCACAAGGTACAACTGGTACTACTGGTACGCAAGGTACAACTGGCGCACAAGGTACAACTGGTACACAGGGTACAACTGGTGCACAAGGAACCACTGGTACACAAGGTGCAACAGGAGCACAGGGTACAACTGGATCTCAAGGCACAACGGGTACTCAAGGAACTACTGGCACTCAAGGAGTAATACAAACAAACTCAGCAGTTACTGGATTAATTGAAACAGCAAATGTAGTTGCAGCAGCAACATCATCTACAATAAATATGGATGTTTCAACATCAACTGTTTGGTATTACACAACTGGATCAACAAGTGCATTTACTTTAAATGTAAGAGGAAGCTCTGGAACAACACTTAATTCATTGTTATCCACAGGACAGTCAATAACAATTGCATTTTTAAATACAACGGGGGCTTCAACTGCTTCATACCCATCAACATTTCAAATTGACACAACAACACAAAGCAGTATTAAATGGATGAATGGAACAGCACCAACTGCAGGAAATGCTTCTAGCATAGATACTTATGTTTATACAATTTTAAAAACAGCATCAGCTACTTACACGGTATTTGGATCACAAACGAAGTTTGCATAGGAGTAGATAATGCCCTTGATTCAAACAATAGCTAGCTCATCTTTAAATGGAGTTCGTGGAAAAGCAGCAAAGCCAAATGCACCAACAATTAACTCAGTAACTAGAGTAAGTGCAACAGAAGTAACAATAGCATACACACTGGGCGCCTCAAATGGCTCGGGAATTACTACAATTGGAATTATTAGCAGCCCATCATTATCTCTGACATATACAAACACAGACTTAGATGGATCAATTTCTGTAACTGGAACTTTTGTATTAAGCCAAGCATATACTTTTACAATGACTGCAACAAATGCCGTTGGAACAAGCGATGCAAGTTCTGCATCAAGTTCAATAACTCCAAACATGTTACCTTCAGCATCTGGAGGAACACTATCTTCTGATGCAACTTATTATTATAGAAAATTTACAGCAAATGGCACATTGGGAATTACAGGAGACAGCCTTGCAGTTGAATATCTAGTTATTGGAGGTGGAGGCAATGGTAGTTCAGCCCTTGGTGGAGGCGGTGCTGGAGGCGTAAGGCAAACAAGCGCAACTTTACCTGTTGCAGATTATTCAGTTGTAGTTGGAGCAGGAGGAGGAAATGCTTCTTCAATAAATTCTTATTCTGCAGCTGGAGGTGGAACAGGTGCAGCAGTTTCCGCAGCAGCAGGTAGTGGAGGTTCGGGTGGAGGTGGAGGAAATTTTGCAAACGGAGCTTATAGTGCTGGCGGAGCAGGCAACACTCCTTCTGCCTCACCATCTCAAGGAAGCAATGGAGGTACCTCCACAGGGACGATTCAAAACGCTGGTGGAGCGGGCGGTGGAGGAAAGGGTGCGGTTGGATCAAATGCTGGAAACGGTGTTGGTGGAGCTGGAGGAGCTGGAACAAATGCTTACTCTACATGGGCATCGGCAACATCAACTGGGGTTTCAGGTTTTTACGCAGGAGGTGGAGGTGGAGGAAGTAACGGTACATATAATGCAGCAACCTACACAGAATTTTTTAGTGGATATGGAGATGGAGGCGGAGGAGCTGGCGGCTCTGGAGGTGGAGGAGCTGGAGGACATTTAAGACTTATAACTGCATCTCCATTAACTATGGGAATAGGAAATGGATTGAGCGGAACAGTTAATACTGGTTCTGGAGGAGGCGGCGGAGGAGGAGATTACGATAC